TGCATCTTCCACCTCCTTTTGAGGAAGCTTATCGAATAAAGATCACGCAATGTTGAGCGCAAGGCACTAGCCTTGTCTTCTGACGTATATACTTGACCTAAAACCGACATCTCTTCACCCACAATAACCTCATTGAAGATCTCAAGAAGTTGAGGATGGACCGCAAAGGCATTATCATCACCTAACACGATCAAATACACAAATTTCACGAAGTCCCACATAGAAAATCCGGTACGCTTTTTGAAACAAATCCGAAAGAGCATCTGTACTGTAATACTATTAAAAAGAGCAGTAAGAAAATGTCCACTGGGCATGGACATAATCCACTCAAGCACCAAACCTCGATTGATGTGACGTGAGAAAATCAAATCCATAATCAAGATCTCTCTAGCTCTGCTTTCTTCAGGAGAGCCGTTGTACCATTTATTGACAGCAGTACAAATCTCTTGGAAAAATATAGGAAGCTCATTTTTATCCAGGCCACTGAAATCACCAGCACCCTTGTTGTTGATGTCCCCAAAAATGTTCAATTTTCTTCCCAACAAGTCCCATTCACTACTATACTCGTTGACTCCAATCGCTATTCCATTGTGAATTCTATTGCGAACACACCATTTTGAAAATGCGCCAAAGTACATACGAGTAACAATCAATAGTTCTGTAGGACCTGCTGCAAACATTCTGGTTTTTCCAACTCGAACCTTTTCGAGTGGTCGTTTCTCATCCTTTAACGAATCCGTAAAAATGTGCATACAACGCACACCTTCCTTGGCCCGTCTTTCGATGTAAGAAACTTTTTCCTTCAAAGATCGGGCTTCCTTATTTTCCAGATCGTAATCATCCCCAAACCCAAAGAAACGCTGTTTAGACGAAACTCCAGGCATGGTATTATACGGAAATCCAGCAGAGGTGACACGTGGTACAGACTTGAACTCTGATCCAGGACCATCACCAAGAACTGCCTCCTCAAAAGTGTAGACCTTTCTATCCACAGGTCTAGTAGAAACATTTTCCAAATGGTCAAAATAGCTTTCTGCAGCTTCCTTAACCAACGAGGGCTCAATATAAGTAAAATCCCCTGAATAACCACTCATTGCAGTATCCATGGGATCTATCCTTTTCTCACCATCGTTGAAAGGTTTCAAACGAGCCAAACCATTCGGAGAACGAAATACCTTATCCTTGATAATTGAGGGCACAAAACTGGACTCCTGTTGTGAACCAGGCATCTTCTGCTCAGGCCTACACATTCCCAGGGTAGTCATATTTGAAGCAACTGCATCAGAAGGGAGAAGACCCATATTCAATTGGTCTTCCTCCTTATACGGATCATTAACCTGACGCAAATATTCCTCGATAAACTCACGAGAAATCTTAGACGACAAACCCTTTCCACGTGTAGGAGAACCAGCGACGTGCATGCCAATGATCAATGAACTTTTCTGTGGATCATTGACAAACAAAATACCACCACAATCTCCAAATGAAGTCTGTGCATCATAACAATACAACTCCTTCACTGTATATTCTTCATGAAGATCATCTCCCATGTAACCATTCTTTTCTGGAGTAACAGTAACATGGTGCATTTCACGCTGGACAATGCCTTCCTTTTCCATATGCGAGGGAACACACAATAAACCTTGGGTCTTGGTATAATATGCGTGTTGGGCTTCTGTAGCAAATTGCCCTACAATATCGCGAACATAAGGACAGTTCCTTGGTAGCTTCACCATTATCAGGTCCTGTTCATCACCTCTGTTCCACAACACTGCACCATTCACGAAATCTTCGACGGTAACAGAATAGAAAATCAACTCTCTACCTGGTCGACGAAGATGAATCAACTGATCACCCTTGAGGCCACCATCAATGAAATATGTGTGTATACCAGAATAAAAGTGCCAAGGCAACAAAATCGTCTGCCCGCGTATTCCAATACACATACCTGCATGATATTCCTCATCATCACAATCTTCCTTTGGGAACCACAAGTCAAACAACGAGTGCTTGTAGATCATCTCTCGATTATCCATCAAACCTTTGTTGAATAAACTTGCTCCTTCTGGTCGGCCGGCAGGCTTTCTAGCAATCTTCCTAGTCCTCCTAACCTTGTCATGTTTCACATGTGATTGTGGCAACGCGGAAAACAAAGTTCTCGCAATCACCCCTATCATCTTGAAACCAAGGTAAAAAGAACCTGAAACAAATGCCATACCACCTATAGCTCTTCGCAACTGTTGATTAGAAACCAAAGACTTCAAACCCGAGTCAGCAAGTTCTTGTCCAGTAACACCAATATATAAAATACAGTGTCTGTACAATTTACCAAGCTTCCCCAGGTAAGTCTCCTCAGCTTCTTTGTAGGTCTTCTCCAAATCAAGCATAACCGAACTAAAAGAACGATAACCCGACCCACTCCGAATCTGTTCAAAACG